ATTTAATTATACCTCACTAGCATAATAAAATAATAAATTATTATGTCAGATAATTTATTAATGCGGTTAGTTCCCGTAAACCCGGTTACTTTGTAACCACTACTAAACTTTAACAACAGGATTTTATTATGGCATTGTTTCTAGATTCTGAATACGTTAAGGAAATTTTTAAAATGGGTCAGTCCTTAGTGCATTCAGATAGACGTATCCAATCTGCTATTGATAAAAACTTGGCCGTTGAGTATAGTCAAGACAATACTAAATCAATAACAGATAGGAGTTTAAATGGTAAATTTCAAAGAAGATCAAAATCCAATGAACAACCCAGACGTTCAACGGATGATATTCAAATTAGCTCAAACGGAAAAGCAACAGGCAAACGAGATTCCGGCTTACAAAAGTCCACTGTTCGTAGACCAGAGAGAAAAACACTTATCGAAAAGTTCAATAGACGACTTGAACTTAACGGCGATTTGCTTGATTCTTATAAAGCTAGCCGTGGTATTAATTTTCCTTTCTATGACAATACTATGTTGCGTCAAATTAAGTCTACTAACCCTGGAAGCGTACCAAGACTACCGAAGATCCCAGATTTGGAAGAAGTACGCTCCGTTGATCGCGACAGTCTGCGCAGGTACTCTACCAACAGTAAGACAGTTAGTAGGGCTGTTTATTCGTTAATTGTTTCCTCAGGTGTATCAGCTGCAAAAGCACTTGGCATAATAGATCATGATTTGAGATTCAAGACCGTTGGTATCGAAGAGTCATGTAAGCGTGCCTCCGCTAATAACAGTAGTTCAGGTTGGCCTTTATTTAGAAGGAAAAATTCAACATCTGCAATTGCTGATACCTCTTATTGGCTGGAATTTATTTTAAGAAAACCTAGTGTTTATTCTTTATTTAAAAATCCATTACTATTAAATCCGCAATACTTAGCTCACAGGTTTCAGATTAGATTTGGTGAGGATCTAACTACACCTAAAATTTCTATTAGACAAGTGTGGGTACTACCACAAAGGATTATAGCTCTTGAAAATTATTTCTTCGGTAATGTTCTTGATCACTATAAACTAAATAATATTAATTCTAGTGAGCCATTAACTAATACGGGTCTAAAACAAGGTGAAGTAAGTAGCCGTGTAATTAGAAGATTGCGAGGTTATTTGAATGGTTATGAAGGTAGATGTTTATACTCTACTGACTATTCAAAGTTTGATTCAACAATTCCTGAATATGCTATGGACATTTTCTTTTCCATTTTCAGAAAGCATATAATCATGAATAAAAATGAAGCTAAACTTTATAACCTATTACGATATTATAGCAAGAAGACCCCTGCTATTATCGATAATGAGTTGATAGTATTTGAAAGAGGTATGTCTTCTGGTTCATTACTTACTCATCTATTTGATACTTGGTGGAACCTTACATTATGGTACATTGCTAAGTGGATTTTAGAAAATGAATCTGAAGATTTTGACTGGTTGTCAGGTAATTATATGGCTTTTGATATGTTAGATAAGTATTGTAACAGATTAATATTTACTATTATGGATAAGCGTAAAGATATTGCTTTATGTGGTGATGATACTCTAATATATACTAGGGCAGCAGAGGTGTATATACATCAAAACGTTTGTAGGTCACTTGGAATGAATTGTAGTATTGAATTTACTTGCTGTAGTCCGAAAGACATTACTAAAT